CGCCGGAGGTCGCTGTTCGCTTCACTCAACCCGAACGGGTTCGGGGTTCGAGCTTTGCCCAGCGAATCAGTCGGGCAGTATCGGAAGTCCTCAAGGATTGTGAAAAATCACGCGAAGAAATCGCCGCAGGCATGTCTGAATATGCAGGCGAAGAAATAACGAAAAACATGCTGGACGCCTATGCCAGCATGGCACGCGAAAGCCATACGATCAGCCTTGAGCGTGCCTTTGCCCTACTCCACGCAACCGGTGACGCTAGAATTTTTGGCATGGAGCTGGAACGGTTCGACTTTGCCGTCATCCAAGAGCGTTACCTTGGTGCCGTCGAGGACGCCATGATTGAAGATCAGCGCGAACAGTTGCGCAAATCGCAACTTGCTGCCCGCCGTCGTTGGAAGGGAGCAACGCGATGAAAGAATGGTGGTCTACTGGGGAAATGGCTGACGCCAAGATTAAGGGCCTTCCTCACAACAGGACGGCGTTGATTCGCCACATAAAAGAAAACAACTGGGATACCAAAGCAAACTTGGTACGAGATCGCAAAGGACATGGTGGAGGAAAAGAGTACCATATCCAGCAATGGCCAAAGTCATCGCAGAGAGATTATGCCCGTCGGCATCTCTCGGCGCAACCAGACCTGTTTGACCAGGCATCCGTACCAGCACCGCTTGCAGCAAAAGATACAGCAGCTAATACCGACGATCTGAACGCATTTCAGCGTGAGGTCATGAATGCCCGTGCAACATTGGTTGCCACGGTCAATCAACATGCCGAAGTAACAGGCCGGAACGCAGCCCTTGATATTGTTGTCGAGGAAGCCCGCAAAGGCACCCTGCCCGCCGATCTGCAAGAGCTTGTCGGTATAGCCAATGCCAAAAGCGGTCGTCGCGTAAAGACCGCTAAAGGCAAGCACAAGATATCGCGCAGAACGCTGTATCAATGGGTGCTTGACCACGAAAAGGGCGGCATTTTTGCCCTCGCTCCGACACCGGCGAACAAATCGGATTATGAAATCCCGGCATGGGCACCTGCCCTCATGCAGCTTTGGGCCGATCCGCACAAACCATCGCTTACAGCGGTTCTGGAAGAGTTGCCCGGCACCCTGCCCGATGGCGTTGACATGCCATCCTATGATCAGGCGCGTCGCTTCCTTGCCAACAAGGTTTCGGTTGTTGACAAGAACCGGGGTCGGATGGGGCCACAGGCCCTTAAAAGCCTGCAAGCCTTCACCCGGCGCGATGTGTCCGAGCTTTGGCCGGGCGCGGTTTACACCGCCGATGGTCACACCTTCCGCGCAAAGATTGAACACCCGTTCCACGGTTCCCCGTTCCAGCCGGAAATCACATTCACGATGGATGTTTTCACCCGTTATATCGTCGGGTGGTCTGTTGGCTTGGCCGAGAACTCCATCGGTGTTCTCGAAGCCCTGTCACACGCAATTATCGAACGCGATGATGGCCGTCACAGCGCCCTGCCTCTGATCTTTTACACGGATAATGGCAAGGGCTTTAAGAACGAGATGTTCAGTTCGACCGCCATCGGTTTCTTTGACCGGTGGGGCATCACACAGAAGACCTCTCTGCCTTACAACTCACAGGCACGCGGTGTTATCGAACGCTTCAACCGGAATGTTCGTCAATGGGCCAAAAAGCTCGTTTCCTATAGCGGTTCGGAACTGGACAAAGAAGCCAAACGCTATATAGACCGCGCCCGCATTCAGGCCGCGAAAAAGAAGATCAAAAGCCGGTTCGATGTTACGTGGGATGACTTCCGGACGTTTATCCAGGATCAGATTGATACCTACAACAACAACCCGCAATCCGGCCTGAAACGTGTTCGTGACCCTCAAACCCGAAAATACCGTCATCTAAGCCCGGCAGAAGTCTGGTCGGAATGGCTTGCTGATGGCGGAAAAGCCCGCACCATCGCGGTTTCAGAGGCGTCTGACCTGTTGCGTCCGTATGACCGGCGCAAGGTTGCACGGTGTGAAATCCGTATCCTCAACAATGTCTATTTCAGTCACGAACTTGAAGCCTATCACGGCCAAGAGGTTCTGGTTGGCTATGACATCCATGATGCAAACCGTGTCTGGGTTCGTGATTTTGAAATGCGCCTTCTGGCTGTTGCCGAGCTGGATGCCAACGCCCGGCCCTATTTCGATGGCGACACCCTGCGCACCGCACAAAGCAAACAGGATCAGGTTCTGGCCGCACGTACCAAAGGACGCTTGGGACGCATTGAGGAAAAACGGCAGGAAATTATTGCCGAAGCCAAAGGACCGGCACTTGAAGTCGAATATCAGCCAGCCGTGCCGATGGAAGATTTCCAGATCAAGGCCGCTGACGAAATGTTGGCCCGGTTTGAGCAGCCCAAGCCGGTTCTAAAACAGGCTAACGGTCGGCCCGTTTTCAAAGACGATATCGAATGGGTGATGTGGCTTTCACTCAACCCCGAACAAATCACCGAACAGGATCGGGCAGTTCTATCCGAGCGGCTCGAAAAGGCTTCCTTCCGCCAGCTTCTGGCGATGGAGGAAATCGACCCCACGCGGATTGTTGGTCGCAAGGCCGCGTGAGGTCAATGACTGCCGCAAAGCGGCACAACGAAGAGAAGAAAGGTTAATTATGCGTCTCAAGTTTGTAAATACGCAAAACGTCAAGAAGCTGATGGCAGGTATGGCCGCGATTGAGCAACGCGGTGCCGGGGAAGCCTGTCTAGTTGTGGTTGACGGTTCGCCGGGCCTCGGCAAAACCGAAAATATCAGCTACATGGCCGCACAAAATGCCAGCGTATTCGTTCGCGCAAAGCGTGAATGGACGCCGAACTGGATGCTCGGCGAATTGCTGGAGGCATGTGGCGTCCAGGCAAAGCCGCAATCCTTTGAGCGCAAATATCGTCTTCTGGTCGAAACCCTTTCCATGCAGGCCAAAACCGCCGCCGATAACGGCGAGATGTTTTTCGTTGGCATCGACGAGTGCGATTATATCTGCCGGTCAGACAAGATGCTTTCGACCATCCGCGATCTGAGCGACTTCGTGGAAATCCCCTTTGTTTTAGTCGGAATGGGCAAAGTCCGCGATAGCCTGACACGCTTCCCGCAGGTCACGTCCCGCGTTGGTCAGTATGTCCGGTTTGAAAAACTCACACCCGAAGACACCGAGAAGGTCGTTCGCGAACTTTGCGAAGTCAAAGTCAAAGACGATCTGATCGCGCTTCTGCATGAAAAAGCGAACGGCTATATCCGCGAGGTCAAGGAAGGCATCGCGCATATCGAACGGTTCGGCAAGATGCAGGACAGTGCCGAAATCGGTGTGGCCGAAATGAACGGCCAGGTTCTTTTGAACGACCGTGCAACGTCCCGCCCGATCATCGTGCGGGGTGGCAAATGAACAAGGGTCGATCCTTCATCCAAGAGGCCGTGCGCGACCTTTTGCCGCCACATGCCTGCCTGACGATTGATGAACTGGATGCAGCCTTGCCGGATCATCCACGGCGCAAAATCGTCAATGCCACCCTTAAACTCATGAGCCGGGGGCTTATTGAGCGGGTCGAGCGCGGTTGCTATCAGTTGACACAGGAAGGCGTGATCAGCCGGGCTGACTGTGAAGCCCTGACCAGCGGCCCGAATGCACCGCATACCGCCAAGGCGCAAAAACAACGCGGGAACCACCTTCGCCAGCGGGTTTGGCGGGTGATGCCGGTAAAACAGAAATTCACAATCGATGATCTGCTTTCGATTGCTGCAAAGGGTGCCGAGAAAAACGCCCGGAACAACGTCCAGAAATATCTGAGGCATCTTTGCCAGGCGGGATATCTGCGTGAATTGCGCCGGTCCCCCGGCGATGCGATGACCTCCAACGGATTCAAGCGGTATCAGATTATCCGCCATACCGGCCCGCTGGCCCCCATTCCCCGCAACAACGGCGTGTATGACCGCAACACGGGGGAGTTCCATGAACGCAATCAATGAACTCCCGCGCTGGCGCGTTCTGCTGGCCGCAGAAATTGACCGCACATCGGTCACGGAGACAGCCAAGCGCATTGGCTATGCCCGGTCGTCTGTATCGCTGGCCAATGGCGGGAAATACACCGCTAACACCGACCAGTTAGAGGCGCGTGTTCTTGAAGTCCTGGGCGGGCCGGAACCGACGTTCTATTGCCCGGCCCAGACAACCAGCATCACGAAATCGGAATGCACCGACTTTGCTGCACGGCCCATGCCAACGGCCAGCCCACGCGCCCTGCGTCAGTGGCAAATCTGTCAATCCTGCACCCATCGGGAGGACTGCAACAATGCTGAGTGAAGACCTTACCAACGTCACGGCAACCTTGCGCGATCATGCCGGTGCCAATGGCGGCAAGCTGTACCTGTCCCAACGCATGACAAGCATTTTGCTCGACAATCTCGGTTTGCTGGCCCTCGACCTTGGCCAGTACGAAAAGTCGAATGGTCCGATTGCTACCGGTGCGCCCAACATCGCAGCCATTCAGCGTGGCCTTGCCGCTGGCACGGTTGTCAGTCTTGCAGATCGCCGCATGAGCAAAATGTGCAGCGCCTTCACCCCGGACGACGGGGGAAATGCAGCATGAAGCAGTCAACCGCAACCGGATCGGTCAAAGCGAATGACAGCAGGTTAGCCGCCGTTCAAAGCCGGATCGGGTCGTTCCTTTACGCCACATGGATCATGCCCCTGAAAGTCCGGTTTGAGGACGACAAGCTGATCATTGCCGCGCCGAGCGCCATGCACGCCGATGCGGCCCGAAACCGGTTTGGCAACCAGCTCAAAGACGCCTTCAAGGCCGCTGAATTGCGCGTCTATGTGGATCGGAGCGAATGACCATGAAACGAGGAAACCCGATCACCCAATGGTGGCGTTACATCCGCCACATCTGGCTATCGCCCCGGAGGGATCGATGGTCCGCCATTACATCCCCGAAAAAGTAATCGAAATACCAATCAACCCAAGGACCGAACTCATGGAACCGATCACTGAAACCGCCGACCTGAACAGCGTTTTGCCAATCGTAACCGTTCATGACCAGCAATATCTCGAAGACGCCAAAGGCAAGCTCATTCCACTGGCCCAGGTACCGGATGATCACCGAATGCGTGATGGCTTGGTGCGCGAAAAAATCGCCAAGGTCATCACTCTGCAAAAACAACTGCGTGACTTCAAAATCGAAGTCATGGCCGACATCGCCGCCTTTGTTCAACTTTCGGCTGATCAGTATCAAGTGCACATCGGCGGCACCAAGGGCAACGTCCAGCTAACCACCATCAAGGGCGATATGCGGATGATCCGGCAGGTGTCGGAGAACCTTGCATTTGATGAAAAGCTGATCGCCGCCAAGGCCCTGATCGATGAATGCATCATCGAATGGTCCGAAGGGTCGCGCCCGGAAATCCAGACTCTTGTTCAGGACGCTTTCCAGACCGATCAGCAAGGCAAGATCAGTACGGGTCGTGTCCTTGGCTTGCGCCGCCTCAAGATCGATGACGAAAAGTGGCTGCGTGCGATGGAGGCGATCTCGGACAGCATCCATGTCCAGGACACCAAAGCC